GGGGGATTCTTGCCGGCCAGAGTATGAAAAAAAGTTTTGTTTGGTTTTTCTCTGTTACATGTATTACTATACATGGGATATGTGAAGAATTTTTGATGAAATTATGAAAAAAATGTGTACATTTGAATGGGACAAGTATCAGGTTAGCAGTTGAAACCTTTACTCAAGATATTGTGTATACAGTATTTCAGCTTATTGCATGTTGTGACTTCACGGGAAATCTGGTATATTTGTAAGAGTATTGTAAGAGCAAATGAGACACAAGGAAAGAGGGGACAGGCATGATTTTAGTAGCAAAACGTGATGGGGCAATCGTGGAATTTCATCTGGAAAAGATCTCCGAAGCTATAAGGAAGGCGTTTAAGGCAACGGGGAAATTTTATACGGAAGATATTGTGGAACTGCTGTCGATCAGAGTGACGTCTGATTTTCAGGGGAAGATGAAGGGCGACCAGATTGCGGTCGAGGATATCCAGGACAGCGTGGAGAAGGTGCTGGAGGAAGCCGGCTATACGGACGTGGCGAAGGCATACATATTATACAGGAAGCAGCGGGAGAAGATCAGGAATCTCGGTAAGACAACGCTGGATTATAAAGATGTGGTGGACAACTATGTGAAGGTGGAGGACTGGCGGGTGAAGGAGAACTCTACGGTCACATACTCCGTGGGCGGTCTGATTTTAAATAACTCAGGCGCGGTTACGACCAATTACTGGCTGACGGAAATCTATGATAAGGAAATCGCCGAGGCTTATATAGGCGGTGATCTTCATATTCATGACCTGTCCATGCTGACCGGTTATAGCTGTGGATGGTCTTTAAAGAGGCTTCTGATGGACGGGCTCGGCGGAATTACTGGAAAGATTACAGCATCTCCGGCGAAGCATCTGGCCACGCTCTGCAATCAGATGGTCAATTTCCTGGGAATTATGCAGAATGAATGGGCGGCATCCCAGTCATTTTCCTCTTTTGATACGTATCTGGCTCCCTTTGTCAAGGCGGACAACCTCTCGTATGACCGGGTAAAAAAGTGTATGGAGGCCTTTGTCTTTGGCGTAAATACGCCGAGCAGATGGGGGACTCAGGCACCATTTTCCCATATTTCCCTGGATTTGATGGTTCCGGAGGATATGGCATCGCAGAAGGCCATCGTGGGTGGACAGGAGATGGATTTCACCTATGGGGAGTGCCAGGCGGAACTGGATATGGTGGACCGGGCATTTCTGGAGACTATGCTGGAGGGCGATGCCAGCGGACTCGGTTTTCAGTATCCGATCCCGTCCTATGGACTGACTCCGGACTTCGACTGGTCTGATAATGAGAGAAACCGGCTTTTGTTTTCGCTGGCTTCCCATTACGGTACGCCGTATTTTACGAATTACGTCCGCAGCGGACTGACACCGGGAGATGTGAGAATTTCCTATGACGGGGTAACTCCTGATTTACATGAGCTGCGCAGCAAAGCAGGCGGTTTCTTCGGATATGGGGAACATACGGGATCGATCGGCGTGGTTACGATTAATTTGCCAAGGATTGCATATCAGTCGAAGAACGAGGCGGAGTTCTATGAGAAACTGGATGAGAAGATGGATCTGGCGGCGCGTTCCCTGCGGACGAAGCGTGAGGTAATCTCCAATCTGCTGAAGAACGGCCTGTACCCATATACGGCCTGCTATCTGTCTGATTTCAGCAACCATCTTTCGTCCATCGGCATTATCGGGATGAATGAGGCCGGCCTGAATGCACCGTGGCTGGGAGAGGGCATGGAATCGGAGAAGACGAGACAGTTTGCCGCTGCCATGTTAAATCATATGAAGGAAAAGATCGTGGGATACCAGCTGGAATACGGGGATCTCTACGGTCTTGAGGCGACGCCGGCTGAGTCGGCTACCTACCGTTTCGCCATGCTGGATAAGGAAAAATTTCCTGGTATCAGGACGGCGGGGCACGAAGGAGATGCACCGTATTATACGAACAGTACGAAGCTGCCTGCGGACTACGATGGTTCCCTGGAAGATGCTCTGGCGAATCAGGATCAGCTCCAGCCGCTTTATACGGCAGGGAACGTGTTCCATGCTTATATGGAACGCGAGGGACACGGAAC